TGGCTATTCCCTCCAATTTCTTTCTTTTCTTTACCTTTTCCTTCCTTGGAGGTTTTTGGTTCTTCTTCGGGCTCGGTCTCCGAACTTGATGCTTGACGTTCATCGCGTTTTTGTTCACGCCTATCACGATCCATATCTTTTCTTGCATCAACCTGCCCCATGAGCTCATAGATGGTATTTACCATGCTCATGTTCACCACAGCTTCCTTGTACATCTTAACCTTTTTCTTTTTTGGTTGAGTGCCTGTAGGCTTCTTCTCTAGGGAAGTGTGTTGAAATCCCTTTCTGTGTTGAGGTCCTGGATTTGGTTCTATTAAACCGTATTCAGTGGTTGCACTAGAGAAACTCAACTCGAATGTTGAAGTTCTCACCCAAGGACTTCTGGTTGTCATATGCCCTGACTTCCTCCTACCTGGACCGCAATACTCTTGCTCGGTCGGGTACCTATCCTCCTCATATATCTGGTGTACTTTCTCGCAATGTTCCAAGAAACTGGAAGCCAGTACTTCCAATTTTTGTTCTCGTCGACTTTTTGTCAAACTTCTAATAAAAGAATTCCTAAATTTCGAACACATGGTATCATACATGTCTTCAATATCGTCCAAATTATTGCAGGGTGCATTCGTAAGTTTGTCACTAGAGTTGGTTGCCGCTCTATACGGTTTAATCAACGTGTTGTCAGCAACGCCCAAACCCGAATGTTTCAACCCCCCTAACGGGAGGCACTCAGGCCCATCCACTTCGTGGCAATTTTGCGCGCACACGAGGGCAGGATTGGAAGCGATCGGTACTCCCCATGACAGGGCGACCACTTCTGGTTCCAACACATCTACATTCCGTGTAATGGTATTCGTACTCTCCATGATAAACTTACGAGTTAAAACAAATTTCAAAGAAAACCTGTTGGTTAAGGTTTTACATTATTTTCTTTATATTTCTAATATATTACAATTTATATTACAGTTATCAACTGTTTTCCTCTGACGCTGAGGAACATAGACTATTGCGTCAAA